TTTATATACTTAAAAGGAACAAAGTAAGATTTTCTTTATTATTTCTTGAATAAATTCTGACTTCAATCTCATCAATGGAATTTGGTTTTAATTCCCAAGTCCAATCTTTTCCTTTCTCCCCAAAAATTTTATTTAAAAGTGGCGCATATTTAGTGACTGGATTAATTGAAATTGGATAAGGTAATATAAGAGTGGTATATTCTGTGTTATTCACATCTATTACATATAGCTTGAATTTTATACAGTGCCTCAACAGAGGTTACTTTGCCTTCTTCTTCTTGTGCAAGAATTTCGACAATTTGATTAAGTCGACCCTTGCTTACACGCTCAGCAAATTCTTGAGCCATTTGAACTTGATCCAACCTTAATGCTCGATCAGTGTGTGTCTTTGGTTTATCTGGTGGAACATAGTTGCTCATATGTTGATTAGCCACAAACGCATCAGTAACAGCAGTAAGTACTTTTGACATTTTGATTATCCAAATGGTTTATAACAAGTACATTATTGCACAAAATGGACTGTTTATCAAGATAACCGGTTAACATATCAAACCATTTTTTAAAATTTTGTATGCCATTTTTTCTTTAAATTGGGTTAGAGAATCATCAAAGGCATCTAAAATGGCTATGTCTGTTGTATTATTTAATGATGAAAATTTGATTTTTTCAGCCATTTCATTAAGTAAGTCAAGTTCTAATCGACAATCAACCGCTTCATTTATAGAAGATCCAGAAATATGAAAAATGATATCTTTATATAGCTTCCACTCAACCAAAAGTGCATTTGCCCTATCAACCAATCGTAATGTCCTCCATCCCGGCCACGCGCAGCCTGGTAATATGCCCCAACATCCATTGCTTATTCTCAAGCCCTTTCATTATTCCTAACCATTTGTTTCTTAACAACGCGACCTCATTAATAATACATTCATGATCAATAACTTCTTGTTCACCATCAACATATTTTTCAGCGTCTCTTGATGTTAATGCACGACCGTATCCTTCTAAATACGTTTGGAAATGTTTCCTTCGAATTTTACGAAGTTGGATATTAAGATAATTTAGTACTGCTTCAATTTCTTGTAGTTGATTAAATCGATGCTCGGTTATGCCAGGCATGTCTGCGATGGCTCTTTCTACTTTGCCCGTCACCCGACATTCAGTCCTGGCCTTTGTCATTTCATTTTCATAATATGAAATAAACTCAGGTAAATTACCTAAATCATCAACAATTTTATTGTAAAATGCCACGATAAATCTTAAAAGTGATTACTCATAATCATCAACATCAGAATCATAATCATCATCTTCTTCACCAAAGTATTCTTCTACGGCGCGGCGAAGATATGAATCAGTGTGTCCAAAAAATCGCAAATCTTCTTCTGAAATAGCTGCTTCACTAAGTTCAGCAACTAAATGATCTGCAAGCGTTTGACGATCTTTGGTCGAAATGTATTCAGTGCATACTCGATATGCAGAAACCAATGTCTCAATGTCAACCATTATTCTTCTCCTTCTCCTTCTTCTGAACTTTCAGATGATGCTGCTGGCTTTTTAAAAAATTCAGCCATAACCAAATCTAAAATTCCATTTGTGTTTTGATTCCATTCCTTACGAAAATATTTATGCACTACACCATTAATATCGATATAAGCATATTTGTTTCCTTCTTTCAAAACCAATTTCCTAGCTTCAAGCATATCAAACAAACCACTATATAAACTCATTCCCTGTTCATATGGAATTTGAACTTCAATTGTTTCAAATGGTTTTGCGTAACGAGTTTTCATAATCTTACAGCCGGCGCGAATACCATTAACGGTAGTGGTTTTGTTGCCATCTTCATCTTCTTTCAACTTCAGCTTTTTCATAGCAACAACAATAGATGAGGCATAAATGAATCCCTGTCCACCACTAATGTTAGGATCAGGGTTATATGGATCTTGAGACGCATATGTATGATTGGTTGCAACCATACCAACATTATAACTACCAAATTGGTTTACGCAATTACGAACCAACGCATTTAGGGCCTTGGGTTTTCTTCCCATATCTCCCTTTAAATCACCTGCTTCAAATTGATTGATATCGGTTGGAGTTAACAACATACCTAAACTATCAACCACAAACAAAATCTTTGGCCGATCAGAATCTGGCAATTGCTTATATTCCTTCATAAATTCTGAAATTGTTTTGGCTACGTCATCAATCATGCAAAGACTCAATTTTAACATTTTATCTTCACGTGTATCAACACCGAGGGCTTGCAACCAAGCTTCATCAAGGGCATTTTCAGTATCAATTAGAATTGGGAAAATATCAGCTGCTTGAGCGTTCCTAATAATATTTCCGGCACAGATATATGATTTACCTGAACCGCTTTCACCTGCAAAAACCGTTACCTTACCTAAGGGAATTCCTTTATCAAAGGCGCCTGAAATCAAATAATTTAGCGCATAATTTCCAGTAGAAATCCAATCTGTTGGATCATTAAATCCAATACCCAACCCATCAATACTCTTAGTAATTGATTTCCTAAATTTACTTGCATCAAATGGTCTTACTGACATTTTTTATCCTTTTTAGAAAAGGGCAAGGAATAAATTTAGCTTAACCAAATTTATTTCACTTGCCCATTATTTTTCACATCACGCTGCTGGCTTGTTTGCTCTATTACGAATCATATTCAGAATATCATCAGCACGTTTAACATTGCTAGTGTTGCTCGGTGCTTGCTCTGTAACAGGAGCAGGAGCGGAGTTTTCTTGTTTTGCAAGAACCGGTGCAGTCGGTTGAACCGGAGCCGCTTCTGATGTTTCTTCATCAGAGGACTGGCTTTCAACAAACACACCATTTGGTTTGAAATATTGTCCCCAACGCTCCATATCATATTCTTGACCGTCCACGCTGGCATCAAACATTTCCTTCATAACCTTCAATTCAACCTCACCAGGAATTTTTGGTAGGAAGCTCGAAAGGTTCGTTAGTCCATATGTTTCAATTGCTTGACGTTCAGCTGCGGTTAATGCTGATGAATTTCGAGACCAGCTTGAAGTGTTGTATTCTGAATACCCACTCTTACCTTTTGATTTAACAACTCGAAAATCAATGCCTGAATCATAATCAGTCGGAAGATTGTTTAGTTCAGGATCCATCAAAGCCGCCTTAATCAAGGTGAAAATTTGGGGGCTAATAATAAATCGACGGATTGGATTTGCCGGGGGATTGTCATCAACCAATGAATTTTTGCGAACAAATCCATGAAAATAATAACTACGCTTTTTCCAATATTTGTTAGCAAGTGGTTCCAGTGTCTTATCTTTATACCAAGGACGTACTTCAGTAAGGATTGGGCAAACATAATCCTTTCCATACATTTCAACGCATGGGACTTGAACCACACATGGTTTGCTTTCTGCTTGCCCTTTAATACCAGGAAAGGGCAATTTAATCATAAGACGCTCAACCCAGAAAAAACTATTATTTGGATCGCCGTCTGGTAAAAATCGTAAAGTGGACTCAACGCCATCTGGAATGTTCCAGTGTGGAAAAATGGAATTGTCCATATTCCCCGAAGCATTGTTTTTCCTATTTTCTTGTGCTTGTAGTTTTGCGCGGATTTCCGCTAGTGAAGTGGCCATAATTAATCTCCTTTATAAGATGGTCTTAGTGTACTGCCCATAATTCATACTTAAGATAAAGTAACATTTTTTACTAACAATGCTAGTTTAACATTTTTATTTATCTAATTGCAAGAAATACGTTGGTTTTTTATGCCAAAATATTATTGAGCTTTTTCTGTTGGGACTGGTTGGCGAGCACCCAATTTTGAATTGGATCCATCATCTTTTGAATTGGATCCATCATCTTTTGAATTGGATAAAAGCTCATCTAATTTTGATAATAATTCAGGGGCATTGTTTGCCATCCAATCTCTAATCATTGGACGCGCATCAACATTGGGACCATCAGATTGACTGACCTCAAAGAATTTATCAAAAAGTGTATCATCACCAACCAATTCTTGTATTGCGTTAGTTGCGTTATCACCATCAACACCAAGTTCAATTTCCGATGACATCAATTTGGCTAACCGCTCAACATGATTAACATCTAACGGAGTAATTACGGTATCCATCCAATTTTCAAATTCAACAACGTATTGGTTTTCAGCCGTTTTGTTTTTATTTTGATATGCTCGATATGCATATTCTAATGCGGGTGTGAGTCTTTCATCAAAATTCTTTTGAACAAATTTTTCTTTAAGGGCGTTGACATCAACCTCACCCAAATATTCTTTATCAGGAACAAATCCATCCTTGTGTGATTTATACCCACGACCAGTACAAAGTTCATGCAATGTTTTATATAAAGAAACATATCGTTCAACTGCCGCTTCTACTATCCCCATTGCTTCAGCATTTTCAAAAGTTTTGTTTTTGCCATTTCGAACAAAACTGCGCAATGCGGTCATTTCATTGACCATTTCAGTTATATGTTGACCAAACTCATCATATACCGTTCCACCATTTATAATATGTGTTGCCATCGCTCGGGCACCTGAAAGACGTTTAAATGGTAGTTTAAATCTTTCACCTTCACATGTTTGAATGAATATAGATTCAATGTTTCGAGTCCTGCTTCCTCGAACATCAGCATTAACTGGATTTGAATGTTTAACTATAATTTTGGCTGGCCCAACATTTTGATAACTTGAACGGCTGGTACCAAACATACGGGATTCTGTAATTGGATCTTCTTCATTTTCAAGTGGTTTATATGGCCAACGATTAAGTTTATCTTTCAACTTAGCTATTTTACGCTGGCACTGGGCAACCTCTCGAGTGCGCTTATACGGACTCGCGGCAATTGCAGCTATTCGTTTTTCATAAAAATCTATCAAATATTCAGGTGTCATATAAGACGGGGTCACCTCATCGCCGTATTTTTTTGAATACCAACGACCGGTATAACGATTAATCCATCCACCATTCCTATCCTTTGACCAGTAGCGATCCTCATTATCATAATCACGTTTATCACGTCTACTTTCCGCCATATCTTTATTTGGTGGATATAGATAAGAATCAATTTCATAAAAATTATCAAGATTTTTAATCTTTTCAATTGCCCTATCTAATTGGGCTTGAGTCGCAAAGAATTTTTCTTTTAATACAAGACGTCCTTCTCGACCACCAAACACACGATAACGAACACCATATTTTTTGTCATACGGAGAACTTTCATCAACTGTTGTCACAGGAGTTTTAATTGGTTTGGCTTTTTCTTTGGCTTTTTCTTTAGCTTCACGATCTGCCTTAATTTGATCAGGGTGTTTATATTTGCCACCACTTGGTTTTGCTCCGCCGGCCCATCCATATGCAGTTCTAAAATGTTTAACTTCTTGGATGTCTTTACCCTCTACTACATCATTTCGTGTATATGCTCTATCTGAATGGCTTGCCTGCCTAATGTCACTTATTCGCAATCCATCACGGCTAATATCATGCGTTTCAAAATTTAACAAGTTTCGTCGAGAAAACGTACGAAGATCCTTTAAAAAAGAATACCATTCAGCCTTGTCCTCATCAACCATAAACTTACTAATTTTTTTATTAAAAAAGATTTTAAGAGCATCATCAATAGATTTGCTGGTATATACGAAGCTGAAAAATCGACCCTTTTCAGGATCGGTGGTTGCCTTACCATTTTCATCATTTAAATCAATCCGCTCAAATCGTCCTCGAATTTTATCAAATAGCAGTTGCGCAACTGAATCCAAATCTTTCATGTAGTCTCTCCAATACTATATTTATCCTAATTTTACCAATTGCTGCTCATTATAAATGGCATCGGCATGTCAAAATTATCTATTGTATCTCGCATTTTAGCATCTAAAGCGGGATCAAAAGACTGTAACACTTGCGCCATCCGAACTATCAATAATGAACTCATTACCAAATCATCAGTTTCTCCAATTTTTGCAGCATAACTACCACCAGATGCGACAAATGTTTTTAATTCACTAATTAAGTTTTTACTTGAAATTATCATACGTTTAGATTCAAGTAAATTTTTAAATTTTGCGCAAGCAGCCAATTTTGATCGCATGGTTGTATTAAACCCCTTGCGATATCGCCTCGTAGACCCAACGCGGGCAGGTTCAGATAAAAATGATCCCGGAATATTTTCTTCACCAATTTCAGAAATGCTATTAAGTGCTGCTTCACCAATTGAATTGTTTTCAATACTATAATAAATGCTGGTTATAGATACGATTTCAGATAAAAACTTCGTGATGTCTGACAACAGTTTGATTTGCTGTTGAATCGTCATTCTATTTTGCCATTCAGCTACTTGAACAAAATCTGGTAGTTCAAACACTTGAATTGCTGCATTATCGCCACCTGTCCCAAGGCTGGGATCAAGAGCTACTAGATACGTTTTGTCTTTAGAAGGCTGTTTATACCAACGAACCTGTCCTAGCTTTTCAATTGGCTCTTTGGGGGTCAAATCCAACAATGTTATTGAATTAATCAAAGTTTCTTCAAATATTAAAAATTCACAATTATGTTCTCGACGAAACCGCTCTTCTCCAATTCGTCCCAGTTCCTCATCAGCCCATGCTTGGTCTCGTTCAGGATGCTCTTCCCAAGTAACTTTGAGTCCTTTAAACCCATTTATTCCCAACTCAGTTTCATTACCAAACTCATCAATCGTTTTAATTGCCTGCTTCCAAATATACGCAAATTGATCTTCATCACTGTTTGGAGTTGAAGTTATAATTGCCTTACCACCAGTGCTCAATGTTGGACTAATTGAAGTCCAGAATTCTTTTGCGATGTTTGGGCGTACGAATGCAAATTCATCACAATATAGTAATGAAATAGACATACCACGACCGGTTGTTTCTGTAGTCGTTTGAGCAATTATTCGACTACCATTATCAAATTCTAAACTACCTTTGTTATATGCTGTTGCCCCTGCTCGAATATGATCAGGACAATTTTCATAAGCATATCGAATACGTTGCATAATTTCCATGGCGCCCGTATATTTGTGTGCCGCAACTAAAATGGTGCTATCAGGGATAAACATAGCGTACCACAATAGGTATCCCGCCGCACTTGTTGTTTTTCCGGTTTGCCGACTTAACATACTAATTGTAAATCTATAATTGTGGTAGTTGTTAATCAACTTCTTTTGAAAAGCATACGGAGTATATTGTATGCGGCCGCGTGTCGGATGCTGAATATAAAAATGTTTTGATAAAAAATACTCCGGCCCTGAAAATGGATCAGCACACTCAGCAATGTCTAAAAGTTGATCAGGTGTGAAATTTTGAACTTTATGTGGAGATTTGACAATTTGGGATAATGATACAAGTTTAGTCATAAAATGGTAATCAATAACTTGACTTTCGGTTAAAAATACCGTAAGCTGCGTGGAATAAATAAAACACTATTATTATTTATAGGAAAATTATGACTGATACTCTTTTGTTGAATCGCGATCTTTCACCTATCAACGTGCTACCACTTAGCGTAATTGAGTGGCAACATGCGGTTAAGTTGATCTGCCTTGAAAAAGTTACGGTACTTGAAACTTACCCAGACTGGGTGATTCATAGTCCAACGACTTCAATGAAAGTACCGTCAGTCTGTATGACTAACGAATATTTCAATTACAAAAAGACAATTCGGTTTAGCCGAGCAAACGTGTATCTGCGTGATTTATTTCAATGTCAATACTGTTCTGACACATTTGATTATAAGGATTTAACGATTGATCACGTTATTCCACGTTACAGTGGTGGTAAGACAACCTGGGATAATGTTGTAACCAGTTGTTTTCCGTGTAACAGTCGAAAAGGTCACAAGCATTTGCGGCCATTGAAAGCGCCACATAAGCCGGATTATTATGGTTTGTTTGGCAGGTGGAAATCAATGCCTGTTAAAATCAAATGTGACAATTGGTATCAGTACCTCGGTATTGAAAAACCAGAAAAGCAGTAACGAGAAAGGCGCCAATGGCGCCTTTCTCAATCTCAAATTTTATATGTAAAAGTATATAATATTGGCTTCGCTACATGGGAACCCCCTTCTGTCTACTTGTCTAAAGTTAATGTGGATTAAAGAATTTTTGAAGCGAGCGTACAAAACGACAATCGGGTTTGGAGATCATCTTGAAACGTCGGCCAAATCTCCAACAATTTTTCAAACGTGATTGATTTGTACCCCTTCTCCCGTTTGGAATCTTCCAGACGCCAAACCTTCTCACCGACTCGGTCACTTTTAAAATTCATCGTTTTTCCGCGCCGACCCCAAAAAATATAACAATTCTCATAGCGCATGGGAATGTTTCCAATTGAAAAATATCCCCAAACCTTGTCTGAATTTCCGACAGTGTTCCACCCAATAAATCCAAAATTGACGCTGTCGTTGAATTCCATTTAATTGTCCTAATTGCTTAGTTAACAAAACAATTATATAGCCAATTTTCAAAAAAATCAACCGATATTTTCGATGCCTAAGTGCTTGATTTTTAACGCTTTTTTCTAGGGGTAGATACGCTAGATTTTTGCTTGGTTGATGCGCCTGGTGGGCGTATGTTAGCCCTTCCAGTTTTTAATGCCGCTATTTTTTGATTTGCTGCCTTTTCAGATGCGCCACTTGTTGTTTTCTTTCCACCAGATGCGGCGGCGATGGCTGTCTTTGCCAATGTGATCTTAACACAATTACTTTGAGCGTCAACCCAACTTGGAAAGCGAACCAACAAAAGTTTAGAAGCCTTAACAATATCATCACTTGATTCAATGTACAAAAAACTAGTTACGTTATCATCCATAATGATGATTCCATCAAACCCTTTTTCAATTTTATACGCCTCATATGAAAGACGAAGCATTTCTTCTTTCAAACGTTGGCCATTAATTTTGCCAGTGCTATCTACTATTGAGTTGGCTATTTTTTTAACATCATGTGTTGGGTAATGCATTTCTAAAATTTTTGTTAGGGCGGCCCTGATGTTTGCAGTCGTCTCAAAGAAATCTGAAAAATAATCCATATTTTGTGCTAGATTAAAATCCTGTTCTTGGCTAATTTCAGAAACCTTTTTGGGGACCAATTTACGAATAAAAGGCAAAAATTCAGTATTAAATCGCCCAACAAGGCTAACACTACCAGATGGACCTAGGCGACCACTAGAACCAGCCTTTAGCTCAACTTTTGTACCGGCGACGTCTAAATCACCGGGGGCACCACGCCGATTAATGTCTGGGCAAATAATGTCTAACATATATTCACCTTTACCAACATCGCCTTTTTCACCAATTTTACCTGAAATACGTTGAGACAGGTTGACTTTGATTAAGTCAAACGTTTCACGAAAGGCTGGCGTAATTAAATTTTCATAATTATGAATTATTCCTGGTGTCATTAATTTATTGACATCCAAAATTCCCTTTGTTGATAATTGATCTAAGAATTTTTTAACCTGCTTTTCTTCTAATCCAGCATCAGCAAGAGCAATTAAGATCTCACGTGCAACAACATCTTTATATTCACGAATTGTAGCAAACTTATCAACCACACCCTTAATTGTAAAGCGATTGGTATATCTTAAAACATCAGTTAAATCATTTTCATCATCAATCTTATTGATTTTTTTGGTGATAATGTCACGTATCCCTTCGGGGGATTCCATAATTATAGATGGCTTTGTTTCTTCTGGGGCAATCTTTGATAGTTTTTCTAAAATATCTCTCATTTTATATTAATCCATCACTTCTTCAAAAGCATCAATTTGACCAGCCTGTATTAATTTATTACGCAACACCGCAACATCATCACTGCTGGCAGATATTACATCTCCATGAAACGACAAAGTTGGTAACAAATCATCTTCACGCATATCTTGCATAATTAAATTTGCACGTTGTGATGTTAATTTAAAAAATACTTCATGTGGTTGATTTTCATTTTCAATAACGGGGTCGCTTTTATTCATAACACCATCGCGCCTACGCAAAAAATGTCCAATAAACACATTTTTAGCGTCTTCAATAGAAACACCAAGACTATCATAATACATTTCTGCGGCTTGAGCTGCTGCTGATTCAATTGATTCAATAGATAAGTGCCCATCAAATTCTTTATTAATTACATTCCACATTACTTTCATTGCGGCAGTGGTATCACTTGATCCCCAATCTTCAGACATTGGTTTTTCTTGATCATACTTCTTAACTATTGCACGACCTCGACCACCCGCTATTAGCCCAGAGGCGTTACCAGATTCAACACCGGAAGTTGGATACATTCTTTGATCAAATGCTTTGTTTAAATTTCGTTTATTTGCTCGAGCCATAGAAACGGTCTTAGCTAATTTTGTTCTTTCAGTATTGTTTGATGGGCGCACCGTTTCACCACGATTATTAACTGCATATGCTCGAACTTGTTCAGAAACCTCACCTTCTGGCAAGTTTGGTTTGGGGTGTGACCCAAGTCGATGTTTAATATTAAACTTTGTTTTTGCTTTGGCCCATCCCAACTCAGCACGTGAAGCATTGCCTTTGGCTGCCCGTTTAAAAATGTTTTGCGCCTCACCACCCACTAATGAATCACCAACTGGTGGGAGACATTTCCCACTATATTCCTTTAATGGTTTTTTATTGGTTGTCATTTTATTTCTTTGAAATTGCAATTGATGATTTAACGGCTTCATATGCTTTCCAAAATTTACTTTCAGCGGCCATTGGATTATCTCCCCTTGGGCGGATAGTAAAATTTTGCTTCTTTGGCTTATTCAAATCATTACCACCGGACATCATCTGTGATGTGCTTGTGTGTACTTGTGGATCAGGCGCGTTTGCTAGATCCGGTTCAGCTTCTTGCACTTCAACTGAAACCTCTTGTTCAGGTTCACAATTTTGATCAGTGTCTTGATTTGGAACTCCAGCCATCTTTAATAATTGTAACAACGCATCTGCTTGATCACCTTCAGCAGAAACGTTTACGCTTTTAAATCCATCCGAGTTATAATTTGAAGTTATTGACAACCTTGATTCACCTTGACCAGGGATCTGAGCACTGACAGGAACGACTCCCATGCTTTCATTAAATTTATCTTCAAACATCTTAAAATCATCAGATGATGGTTCACGATTCCCAAGTTCTTTATTTGATGGGCCTTCACCATATCCTAAATGTTTCAAGCCTTCAGCCCGCAATTGTGATTTCAAACCCTCTCCAAGAGAAGAAAACTCATTTGAAGAATTTAAAATTGAATCGAGCGCATCATAAACATCATTAAAGTGCCCGCCGGCATGAGCCAACCGTTGTATTCTTTTATTTGAATCAACTTCTCCTAAAAAGGAGATTAAAATGTTTTTAATTGCGCCTTCTTTAACAACTGACTTTGATTCTAAAATCCCCAAGTCATTTAATAGTGAAGTAGATAAATTTGTTGCAATACCAGAATCCTCCCAAAGAATTGAACCATTTGATCCAACCCTTCCAAATTTATATTTGGCATCTTCATCCCCAATATCATAAAGTTCAAAAACATACCTATCATCATTTTGTGTTCGTGGCCCAAACCAACGTGAAGGCACTTTTCTACTTTTGTGCCATCCTAGTGTTTCAAAAGTTTTGTCAATTTGATTAAGGGCCTCACTCGTATCTTCAATAATTCTGTTTTCTGGTAACTTGTTCGTTGGTCCGTGTTTGCCCAATGAAGACTTAATCGCACCTTTTAGGTTTCTTGCTGCATTTTTTTGTAGCAGTGGTTTGCCTGTGGTGGAAAGTTTCATTTTGTCACGACTTTGCAAGGGGTCTGATTCATCACGCCACTTGTTCACCGGTCTTTTGGTTTGCTCACCATCATAACCTGTAATAGGCATCTGGAATGTTCCGCCGACGGGGCCAACACCTAGTGAATGCTTATGTCCTGGCGGGTGGCCAGATGCCTCATATCCTCGACGCCATTTTGCGCCCGGGCCGTCTTCATCAAGCTCTTCATCTTTTTCAGGTACATCATTTTTTTGATTTGCACCACCATATCGCTTACCTTTGACGACCGTCTTGGCTTCAGGTTTTTTCTTGGTCCCTGATTCAGCTTCTTTTTCTGCTCGGGCATCATTTAAATCATCAATTCTTCCTTCACCCAGATTTTTTGTATTTTCAATAGCCAGTTTTACGGCTTCACTTGGGTTTTCAATTTCACGAAGCTTTTTCAAAACGTCAATTAGTTGCATGGTAGTTCAATCCTTTTATTTTTTGGTTTCACCATATTTGGCGAATTCAAACTTCCTAGTTGGAAGTGATTTTAATAATTTTTTATTGTATTCATCTCCATATGGTACTTCAGGAGTGTTGGTTGTCATTTCTTTTTGGTTTAATAGTGCTTCTTTTTTATCATTTTGTTGTTTTTCAAAATCTTCATCACGCATGATTAATTCAGGAGCATTGCGTGGTATTACCAACAAGTTTGACGGGATTAACTTGGCGTGTTTAACCAGAGATTGGTGTACCTGGGCGTCAGTTGCGGGATAATTTAATGTGATTTCGAAAACGTTGACTTCACAAGGACCGTGTGATGGAAAATCACGTGGGTGATTTTGAATCGGAAGCGACTTCATACCGTGAATACTATCTAAATCAAATGCCTCAAGTGCAGATTCTATTGAAGATTTTACATCAGCATCTATTTTAGTATTAGCCAGCTTTACGCGAAAATCATACGTTTTTTTACTCTCATCTAAATATTGTTTAAATAATTTCATGGTTGTGTCCTATATTGTCTATTTATCATTTTGATACAATATCAAGTTTTGGTCTGCCCGTTTTGTCCCTTTGATGCTAGTATTTCACGAAGCAACGCATTTCTATCAAACGGAATTGCTTTTCCATCAATCGTTTGTGGGTCATCATCTTTACTAGTATCTTTAGAATTCAACATTTGATCTAATCGAGCTTTGCGAATTTGAAGCTCAATAATACGCAATTTTTTATCTACTTTAGCTTGTCTTGCTGTAATGGAATGACCAAGCAACATTGCCGCAGATTGCAAAATTTGTCCGGAAAGGCGAGGCT